TTACTTTAGGAGAACAAAGTGGTTCAACACCAGGTGTAATACGTGCATACGTAGTATCTGATGAAATGACAAGTCAGCAAGAAGCTACCGCTAAAATTAATGACCTAGCAAGATTATAATAAATACATTATGAAGAAAATAATAGAACTTTTAATTGATTGGGAAAACCTTGAGTTTGATGACTTAGGTGTTGATGTAATGTCAATCGTAGATAAACCAGCAATTGGTGTAAACTTTTTAAAATTTGCTCATGAAGAATTTGTAGAACCTGAAGCAGGAGAAAGTGAAGATGAATTTGTAACGAGATGTATTCCTGTACTAAAAGGAGAAGGTTACGATGATGACCAAGCAGCAGCAATTTGTTATGCAAGTTATAGTACCGAAGATGGTTTAGTAGAAGTAGAACAAAAATTTGAAACTTATAACGATTATCCTAAAGCAGCAAGAGAAAACGCACAGAGAGCAATTGATTATGCAGAGAAAGAAGGTTGGGGATCTTGTGGAACAGCAGTTGGTAAAGCTAGAGCAAACCAATTAGCAAAAGGAGAAAACATTAGCGAAGAAACTATTGCAAGGATGGCTGCATTTGAACGCCATCGTAAAAATCAAAAACCATACGGAGAAGGATGTGGTAAACTGATGTGGGACTCATGGGGTGGTGATGAAGGAGTAGCATGGGCTCAAAGAAAACTAAAATCTATACGTCAAGAGAAGATGGAAGAGGCAGTTTTAAGATTAGCAAAGAAATATGGAGAAACCTTAGGTATAGATGATACAGTTTATATAGATACTACACAAACTAACTTTGTAAACGTTGGAGATTACTTAAAAGGTATAGTTGGCCTAGATATATTAGGTAAAAAAGGATTAGATGACGAACCAGAAATTAAATATCGTTATACAGGCCCGATATCGTCCGATAGTCGTAACTTCTGCCGTGCAATGGTACGTCTAAACAAAATATACACTAGAGAAGAGATAAATGATATGGACACGAGTATTAACACCGGGTTCAGACATGATGGACAAGCATATTCTATATTTCAATTCAAAGGAGGAGTTAACTGTAAACACTATTGGGAAGAATTAGAAGTTTATAAAGAAGGAAGATCAACGGTTGTTATGAGTAGAGGAAGAGCAAATGGTGATGCAGGTCGAGTTGCCTCTGCAAGTAACAACTATTGGAGATATCCTGGTACTTTTCAACAATTTGCGTTTAGCGAAGACGATGAACGTATAGTTGTAGGACCAGCTATGATACCAGATCAATTAATACTTCGTAAAGATGAAAACGGTATGCCATTTCACGTATTCTTTAGTAAAGACACTGTAAAAAAGATTGCAGAGAAGTTTTTTGAATATAATAAGCAAAATAACACCGATATAAATCACGATGATGATATAACTACTAATAATACACTCTTAGAATCATGGATAGTAGATAATCCTGATATGGATAAGTCAAAAGGTCTCGGTTTTAATGTTCCACAAGGTACATGGATGACTAGTTATAAAATAAATAATGAAGAAACGTGGAATAAAATTAAAGCTGGTGAACTGAATGGCTATTCTATCGCTGGTAATTTTATTGAAAAAGCAACTAAAAAGTAATGACAAACGAAGTAAAAGATACAATCGCAATGACCTCTACTATAGCAGGAGGAGGATTAGCAGTAATGGGGTTAAACGAATGGCTTACCCTAGCCCTATTAGTTACAGGTATTATTCTTAATGTAGTTAGAATAGTCGAAATGAGGAAGACTAAGAAGAATAAAGACGACTAGTACACTTTTGTCAATTTTACATTGATATATATTTCAAATTGTCTGGATACACTAGACAAGTTATAACTAAAAAACACTTTATACACATGACAGTAAATGACGCAATTTCAAAGCTACGAGTTATGCTCGGAGCTCCGACTGACACTGTTGTTAAAATGGAAGAAGAAGTTGTAAAAGAAGAAACTAAAATCAAAATGGCTGAGGCTACTTTGGTTGATGGTACTGAGGTTTATACCGAAGGTGAATTACAAGCAGGAGCAATTCTGTACGTGAGAGCTGGAGAAGGAGCCTCTGAAGATCCTTTTGCACCTGCTGGAAAACATGAAACAACATCAGGTATGCTAATCACTGTAGGTGAAAGTGGAGAAATCACAAATGTGGAAGAAAAAGGTTCTGAGGAAACAACTCGTGAAGCTGAAGATACATTTGAGGAAGAAGTTATTAAGGAAGAAGAAATCAAAAAAGATTTTGACGCCGAAGAACTTTTAACTAAACTGATGGATGCACTAAAACCTTACACTGAGGAAGTAAAAGAAATGAAAGAAAAGTTAACAATTCTTTCAGAAAGATTTGAGTCTGTGGCTGATGAGCCTGCAGGAAAAAAGGTACGTAACACCTTCTCAGAAAATTTACAAAACAAACAAACAAACGCAGAAGCGAGACTACAAAGATTAGTAGAAATCCGCAAAGCAAAAAAGTAACCCTAAAAAAACAATAAAAATTATGGCTTTTGATTTAACAGCGTTAACGGCTTACACGGATGAAACTTCATTGGATCTTATTGCAAAGGCGGTATTGAATACTGACCTAATGGAATATGTTGACATAAGAAGTGGATTGAGTGCAGGTACGGTAGCAATCAATTTAATGGACGGTGATTTAAATGTCGCTGACTTAGCTTGTGGATGGAATCCTTCAGGCGATGTAGCTTTTTCTCAGGTAGATATTACTATTAGAGATAAGCAAGTAAAAATGGACCTATGTCCAGAAGATCTTAGATCTTACTGGTTATCTCAGAGAATGAGTGCAGGTGCAAACCAAGAATCAGTACCTTTCGAGGAAGTAATTGCTGATTACTATGTAAAAAGAATCTCTAAGTATAACGAAGCTTACTTAGTAGACGGAGATGGTACAGGAACTGGTATTAAGGACCAAGTAACATCTGCAAACGGTGCAACACTATCTGCTGCTCCTGCTGCATGGACTTTAACAAATGCTGTAGAGCAAGCGTTAAATATCTTTGATGCAGTAAATGAAGCAAGTAAAGACAGAGACGATTTAATTATGATCGTATCACCTGCTAACTTTAACACGTTACGTAGAGCTTTAGTTGCTCAGAACTATTACCACTATGACCAAGGTGACGGAAGATCTTTCGAACTACCAGGTGCTAACATTAAAGTAGTAAAGACTTCAGGATTAACTGGATCTGATTACGTATGTGCAGGACCAAGTTCAATGATTGTTGCAGGTACAGGTTTAGAGGATGATATGTCAACAGTACAGTTCTTTTATGATAAAGGACAAGATGTTGTAAAATTCATCGCTAAATGGAGATTAGGTGTAGCAGTATCTCAAGTAGATCAATTCGGAACTAACGACTTGGCTTAATAACTAAAAACTAAAAAAAACAAGTAAACTATGGCATGTAGCAATTTAACAGCAGGTTTCACTTTAGACTGTAACGACTCTAACGGTGGTATTGATAAAATCTTTATCGCTAATGGACCAGTTGAATCTATTACTGAAACCGCCGGTACTATCACAGCAATAACTGTAGGTGGTTCCGCTTTAACGCCTAGTGACTTTTTTGAGTTCGAAGTTCCAAGACAAACTAGTTCTGCTACCGAAACGATTAATGTATCTCAAGAGAATGGTACAGTATTTTATGACCAAGCTCTTACAATGATATTCAACAAAATGGAAGCTGTAAAGAGAGATCAGATTTTACTGATGGCTCAAGCAACTAACATGGTCGTTGTTTTCAAAGACAACAATGAAAAGTTCTTTTCAGTTGGAGTTAAGAGAGGTGCGTTTATGACGTCAGGTTCATCTTTATCTGGTACCGCTTATGGTGACAGAAATGGATATGAATTAGTAATTAGTGGAATGGAAGAAGATCCAATGTTCGAAGTTACTAGCACTATTGTAGAAGCATAAGCAATTACAATAAATAATATTAAAGGGTATCTATTAATTTAGGTACCCTTTTTTAGTGCCATTGAATTAACTGTGGTGAATGTGGACTAAGATGAGATTTTTTAGTAGGAAATGATTTTTGATTAATCCAATAACCATTAAAAGATTTTGCATACTTAAATACTTTACCGTTAAGTTCTATTTGTGGTTTATAGTGAGCATGCGTAACCGTGTGGGTTTCACCCGGTTTGTGGGTTTCGTAATCAAAGATCTCTCCACTTAAAAGATACTTAATGTCAACTTGTACATCATAACTATAACCTATCTTAATACATTCTCTAAGAAGGTAGTTAACTCGTGTAGGATCTTGTGGACCAGTAATAGTTAAATCTATATCATTTGCTGGAGAGTCCTTTAAAATGCTTCCATGTACATATAGTTTATAATCATTCCAATCTAAATTACCTATATGACCTAACACTAACTTTACTATAGGATCATCTAATCCGTTAAGCTTTTGCGTGACATTGCAACTAAATTCACCAAACTTTAATCTTTTTTCCATACAATATATATTAGGTACGTACAACTCTTTGAGAAATTATATTTCTTAGTATAAATAAAGGTTAAGATATGACTACAACTGTTGATGGAACTTTAATGACACTTTTTGTTAATAACCCACATACACCATTTGATCCAACTTGGGTATTTGAGATGACTAGTGAATATTCCCAAACACCTATTATTAACCCTCAGTATCAAGCACCTCAATCAACACTCGTTACAGAAAACGAAAGATATATGCAATTTACTGTAAACGTTAATTTTGAAGATCCTAACTTTAAAGATAAACATACAAACGGTTATTACTCATGGACCTTAGGAACTGCTACCGCTGTAATTTATAGTGGCTTTGTAAAACTTATAACAGATCCAGGAGGAGATTTAGGAACAGTTGATTATGTAAGTAATAACGAAGAAAGAGAAAGTACGGTTTACTATAGACCTAATTATTAAAAAGTAATATGAGAAACACAAACCCAGAAGGATTATATTCGATCAAAGGCTCTAAGTTTGAAGCTATTGATTTACCAATTATCCAAGAACAAAGAGGAAAAGATTACATTAAGTTTGGATTAGATAACCTATTCCCACAAACACTTATTGAGTTATATGATACCTCAGCAATGAACCATACTTGTATTGATGCAATTAAGGATGGAATATACGGAGAAGGTATAAAAGATTATGGTGTTGAGTATATCAATACCGATGGAGAAACAATTAACGATATCTTTTCTAAAATTGCATTAGATTATACACTATACGGTGGTTATTCTGTAAATGTTATTTGGAATAAAGAAGGAACAAGAATTGCAGAGATCTATCATATACCTTTTGCTAATGTAAGAAGCGGAAAACCTAATGAGGAAGATAAAGTAACATCTTATTGGTATTGCTCTGATTGGGAAAAGATTAGAAAACATAAAGCAGTAGAGTATAAAGCTTTTGATGCTACAGATAATAAAAAAGATAATGCAAGTCAAATTTATTACTGTATGAACTATACTCCTGGTAATGATGTTTATCCACTACCTGCATATATTGGTGGTGTTAATGATATACAACTTGATGCTCGTGTAAGTAGATTCCATAATGCAAACATTTCAAATGGATTAGCTCCGTCTATGTTTGTACAGTTTAGAAATGGAATTCCTTCACCAGAAGAACGTAGAGATATTTATAATGAGATAGATGATACGTTTAGCGGTGAAGAAAATGCGGGTAGATTCTTTTTAGCGTTCTCTGAACCAGGAAAAGAATTACAAGTTACTCCTATAGAGAATGCGAATGATGATTATTACATTACTCTCGAGGCAAGGATAACTTCTCGCATCCTTACTGCTCATCGAATTACATCTCCTTTACTCCTCGGTATCAAAGATGGTGCAGGTTTCTCATCTAACTCGGATGAAATAATCACTTCGTATTCTCACTTTATGAATACAGTCGTAAGACCAAAACAAAGCAAAGTTTTAGATACATACGGATATTTACT